GACACACCAGACCAATTCCTTGACTGGGTGATTGTAGGACAATCTGACTTGCTTGGTCCCCGATTCCGTCAAGGAATCAGTACCAGTGTGCTGGACTTGCTCGATCAAGTATTCGTGACCCTTTTGCGCGAATCGTCTGCGCTCTTCAGTGTCAAGGTACATGTAGTTACCCCACACCTTCAAGCCAGTCACGTACGTGTCAAACTCAGAGGTCAAGTCAATGTCAATTCTGACTTCGTGGTATTGCAAAGCAATCAATGGCAAGGCCAATCCTGGGTTGCGGTTGAAGAAGAAGATGAGTGGCAAGTAAACTTGCTTGGTAGTAGAGGCGACTGGGTTAGTCGTCATCTTACCGTAAGTGAGCTTGGACCCTTCGGACAAGTACAATTCAGAGTACAATCTCCACCATCTTTGGTAGTGCTTGTCAATTCTTTGACCACCGATGGACAATTCCGCAGTCGAGACAATACGCTCAGCGACCCAGTTAGTATCTTCCGAAGCACCAGAGATGTTCGTGAGAGACTTCGTGGTCGCTTCGAGGTACATGTCACCGATCAAATCACCGTTTCTGGCGATCGTGACGGAGACGCGACCCGAGGACGCGGCGGTACCGTTAATAGTTTGTTCGATGGTTTCCATCGCAAAGTTGGTGTGGCGTTTGTAAACCGCCTGGAAAAAAGTGACTTTTGGGTTACCTGTGAGGTAAACGTCTTGGGCGCCATAGGCGACGAGTTGCATGAGACCTCCGGCCATTGTGTGTGTGTTTTGTACTATACACTAAGATTTTTTTTTCAGATAATTTCGCGAAAAAACACAAATTGGTTTTTCCTGGTGTATATAAATGTCTACCGAAACGGAACCAAAAAATGTACCAGAAGAAAACGAAACAGAAGAAGAATTTTCCGATACCGAATCCGAAAACGGAGAATTTGGATCGGTAATCGATGAAAACGGAATCGAAGACGGAATCGAAGACGGAATCGAAGACGAAATCGATCTAAGTGACGAAGATTTGGGTGAATATATGGACGAAACAATTCCTGGTCTCGATGATATCGGTGGTCTTTTAAGTTCTGTATTAGCAAATGAAGATGGCGAAACCATATGTTCTGCTCTGGTAAATATCTCTAGAACCCTAGAAGTTCAGAACAAGATCATGATAAAAATTTTAAGTCAATTGCAAAATTTAAAGGCTTAGAAAAATAGAAAGTACTAATTATAAGAATATGTCAGCGGCGGATACTCATTATATCACCGAAAATATTAACCCTGAAGAAACTGAAGATTTATTAACTGTATCTGTAATTCAAAATTCTCGCCAGGAGGAATTAGAAAACATTGTATCTAGACTAGAAACATATTGGTCTGTAAAAGGAACTCTTACATTCGAAGAACCACTTCGGCTCTCATATAAAAGATTTTACAACCCACATGAACTAGATGAAAATGGTCAGCCATTACACTACGAAATCAAATCTCTATGTGAATACTACAATTCGAAAAAGAATTTACTAGCAGAAATCTACCACCGGGCTAATACTTTAGGAATAATTGATCTAGAAGATAGTGACGATCTAAAACTATCGAGACGAATAAACAGTATTTTTAACCAAATGGAGGACCTTTGGCAAATACTATTCAGGACCGCACGTATGTATGAACGAGTAAACTATGCATCCGCAGATAATACAGAAGCTGGAACAGATCCAAACATTTTCATGCCTTCTGTAATAAAAGATATAGAAGAGCTTGAAGTTTTTCAAAAAGTCTTAATTGTCATTTTACGAGAACTATACGAAAACAACATTAGAAAATACAAAGGATACTGTTGCATACAAATTCGAACCCCAGATGGATTTAATACACGCGCCTGGCAACAAACCGAACTTATAAAAAATTATGTTCATAGAACTGCCCCAAAAGAATCCCGATTTGAATTATGGAAGGAACTTACATCTAGAGGGTGTTCTACTATAAATCAAATCATAAAATACCTAGAGGACTGTCATGATATGCAGTTCCCTGAAATAAAAAAGAATAGACACCTTTGGTCATTTTCAAACGGTCTCTTCTATGGTAGAAAATGGTGTGATAAAACAGGTCTATACCAATGTGAATTTTACCCTTATACATCACCACAAGCCCAAAATCTTGATCCGCGTGAAGTGAGTTCCAAATACTTTCCAATTGAATTCAAAGATTATAGCGAGTTGGAAAATTGGTACGATGTACCAACGCCTTACTTTGATCAAGTTTTACGTTCGCAAAACTTCGAAGAAGATGTATGTAAATGGATGTTTGTAATGATAGGCCGTTTATGTTTTGATTTAAACGATATTGATAAATGGCAAATCATACCATTTCTTAAAGGTATCGCACGTTCTGGTAAATCCACACTCATTACAAAAGTATGTAAAAAATTTTATGAGGCCGATGATATTAGAACCTTATCAAATAATATAGAAAAGAAATTTGGTCTATCTTCCATTCACGATGGTCTCATGTTTGTTGCACCCGAAATTAAAGGAGATTTACAACTCGAACAGGCTGAATTCCAATCTATCGTTTCTGGGGAAGATGTATCTATAGCTGTTAAGGGCGAAAAGGCTAAAAATATGACATGGAATATACCAGGTATTCTTGGTGGTAACGAAGTTCCAAATTGGAAAGATAATTCAGGAAGTATTATTAGACGTTTAATGACGTGGGATTTTAAACGCCAAATCAAAGATAAAGATGCCGATCCACAACTCGAAAATAAACTTACCAAAGAATTACCAATTATTTTACAAAAATGTGTCCGTGGATATTTAGAATACGCCCAAAAATATCAGGGTGATGATATTTGGAATGTTGTACCACAATATTTTGAGAATATAAGAAAACAAGTTGCAACGGTAACAAACCCACTCGAAGCATTCTTACAATCAGACGATGTCGTATTAAACGAAGATACAGGTATCACGCACATGTGTCCGATGAAAGATTTTAAGGAAAAATTTAGAGATTATTGTAACGCAAATAACCTTGGAAGACCACGATTTACACAGGACTTCTATATTGGTCCATTTAGTAGTAGAGATATTGAAGTAAAGAGACTTACAGAGTGTATGTATAGAAACGAACCCAAACCACGAAAAAATGAAGATTTCTTATACGGTGTAGATATAAAAATACAAGATATAGAAATTTCAAAAGACCACTGATCATAAAATCTCAGTATAGTATAACTATGGACCCAAGACAGTTTGTAAGAGCTTCAAACATAGAGGTACAACAAGAAAGAGAACCTGGACCTATAACAACAGGTCAAGTGCGTCCATTATCAAGTGGCTTTAATGAGCTCAGAATAGGAACATTTCAACCGGGTATATACAATGTTCTAGTAAATGACAAATTTACAACAAAAGAACAACGCGTCGATCTAAAACATATATTGAAACAACGACCAAAGGGACATGCACAATTATCATCCAATTTAACAATTGATATAAACGAAATAAAGGGTATATACGGCCGTTTTCAGACAGGTTTAATTCATACGAGCAATTTTGGTATGCGAGGTGATTTAAATAAAAATTTCTTTTCCGCCCAATTTGGTGGATATATCACGGATGGAATAAATAGAAAAAATTTTAGTTTTAATATTTATAAAAACGGTAAAATCCGTTTTTCGGGTGGATTTTTAGGATCTAAAAATCTAAAAAAACAACCCGAAGCTCTACGAAAATATATAATAGACAATTACACCGAAAAACACACTTTTCTTTATAACGAAATCGAATATAATAACATCGCCGGACAATTTTCCATAAACGCAAATTTTAAACTCCCCGAAATAGCCAGAGATAACCCTTTAAAATCAGAAAGAGTTACGTATGAACCAGAATTACAATTACCACATGTTTATTTAATACACGAAGGTTATAACTTCATATTATCATCCAAAAGTGGTAAATTAGGTTCCGGAAATATACAAATACAAGGTGAAAAAGACCCCGATAATCTCGAACGTGCCTATACAGTTGGTATAAAAATTGTTCAACAATTACACAAATTAGGATACACAATAGGTTTAGTTAATAAAAACGTTAACCCAAACCAACGCACACTCGCTAAAAAAGTCGTTACGAAAACGACGTGTCCAAAACCTAGACGACCACCATGTAAAGAAGGATTCGAGGTTAGAAAAAATCCACAAGGATACGATTGTTGTTTCAAAAAACCAAAAAGAAAACCCGCTAAGAAAAAAGTACCTACTAAATCTAAAAATACAAAAATTACATACGATAAAGACGGTATTATGAAAATCGGTGGTTTAAAATGCGAACGTCTTACTAAACCAGTATTACTCGAAGTTGCTAAAAAATTAGGTGTTGTCGGTGTTAAAAACAAAAACAAAAAACAGGATATATGCAAGGCCCTCGATAAAATAGAAAAGGGTAACTCTCAATATAAAATCGATAACAAATTGTGTAGAGAAATGAAAAAAGAACAACTCATAACACTTGCAATATCTAAAGGTATATCTGTAAATGACACAGATACAGTAAAAATTTTGTGCCAAAAACTTCAAAATAGACCAAATACACCGAATTCACCCAATGCACTCGCAAACGAATTAGAAAAAATGTTACTCAATAAACAGAAAAAACAAAATCGTGCAAACAAAAATATAAAACGAAGACTCAACAACACGAGTATTAAAAACGATCTGATTAAACTTTACGGTAAAAAGTGGATGAAACAATACGGAAATGTAATGAATCTGAATAAAAACGTTCGTGAAGTTAAAAATAAATTAACCAATATGGAAAATAAAAAGCAATCGGTATCAAGTAATGGAATTATTAAAAAAATGGCTGCAGACAAAATTAAACAGAGTATGGTGAAGAATTGGAAATTAGATAAACAACAGGAATTAAAGAAACTTTTACTCCAAAAAGAAGCAAATAAGATTTACGGTAAATTTGGTAAAAACGAAGTAAATAAAATAGTTAATTTTGCAATGTCGTTACCAAAAACACCCAATCTTAATAGTAAAAGGATAATAGATTTTATAAAGATAGGAAGAGAACTACGAGGACAACCACCACTCGCATTAAATAAAAAACGAGTTGTACCACCAAAACCCAAACTCGTTAAAAGAAAACCAAGACCAACTAAGAAGGTTATTAAACGCGCACCAATAAAGAAAAAATCACCCGTAAAACCAGTGAATAAAACCGTACGACGTTTAAATTTTAAATCGAACTCGAACTCGAACTCGAACTCGAACTCGAACTCAAACTCAAACTCAAAATCGCGTTCTAAATCTAATGCACGATTACTC